TCTCAACGGGAGCACGGCACAACATTAATCCACCAATCTCAATGTTTCCGGTTTGAGCGCCGGTTGCGAGCAAGGCTCGGGTTACTTCGGGATAGTCTTCCCATTTGCATGGTTCAAATCCATCCTGGTGACGGCTAGCTACATTCCTTGCGTCGGACTGACCCAGTGTTGCGGTACGTACCCAACGATGCTTCCAACCATCTCGCGGGAGAGGATCAGGCAATGAGCTAGGCGGCTTCCATTGCTTAGGACGTTCCGTGGTTTCACGGGTCTGTGCTTCTCTGGATTCGCGGCTCATAACTTTCCTTCCATGCGTAGTTTTGCCAATTCCATGGCGTATTTTTCAAGCGGAACTCCAAGCCTCTTAGCCGTATTAGCTTCTGAGGTTGTCAGCTTCAGTTTTTTAGGTGGCGAGCTGCGCGTTGCCGGGGCGACCACCGAAGCAGGAGGCTTTGATTTTTCCCCTGGCGGCTCCCGATCGCCAAAGTACTCAGGGAATTTCTCCCTTACGCGAGAATTGATCTTCTCGTAATACTCATCCGTTAATGCGTAATGTTCGCCATTTTCCCGAGTAAGCTTTTTATGCAGGCCCATGGCAAAAAACGTCATCTCATCATCTACCCCAGGCTCACCCGACTGACCAAACCACTTATTATTGGCCTTCCAGGTTTCTGCTTTGCGGTCTTGATAAGACTCCTGACGAACATTATAAGCAGGGTTTTGTTGCTGTGGCAACTCTGGCGTTGGTTCAGGCGCAGCGGGTTTGAAGTTTTTAACCCGATCAGCCTTCAACATGGCCACATTTAATGCCTTCTGAGCAGCCAATATCCTGTCAGATTCTTGGCTATCCAGTGCTTCTTTATAACTACGCTCTGCCTCGGCTACTTCCTTATCCGTGGCAAATTGCATCGTCTTAATTAACGTGCTTTCACCAGAAGTAAGTTTCTCTTTCAGCTTGGCATTCTCATCAGCAATCTGTTTTGCATAAGCAATAGCCGCTTCACGCTCACGCTGCGCCTCTTCCTTGGCTCTGCGCTCATCGTGATACCCATGCTTCAGATGCTGAATACGCTTCTTTACATTATCTGAGTACTGTTTAATCTCATCGTCAGGTATCTCAGATGGATCCCCCTTTAATGGCGTCGCATTCCTATCTGCCTCGGGGCGATCGTCAACAATCTCGATCTCTGTCTCACCCTCGACTTCTACTTCAATTCTCTCTTCACTCATAAATACCCCTTATGCGCGGCTATAACCACGAGGATCTTGAACAACACCTTCGATCGTGTCGTCATTGATCAGTCGAAACTCACGACCATGGATCTTGAATCGCGTACCTGAATAAGCACGTACCAATACAAAATCACCTTCCTTACACCATGGACCCGTTGGAAACTTTGCTGCATCCTTATAGCAATCCGGTCCCATCTTTAATACGAATAAAACGACGGTGCTGAACTCTTCAATTTTTGCAAGCGAATCAGGCTTGAATAAACCATTGGCAAATTTATCCTCTACCTCTGGTAAAGCGCATAACATCCTATAACCCGTGGGCTCTGGGAGTTGCGTAGCTTCCGGCTGAGTGTCCTCAGTAATATCAGTCATCGTATTCCTTCATTCGATTGGCAAGGTCTTCGTTAATGCGCCTTGCGACCAAAAGACCTTGAATCTGGCCGCAGACGAATTTGTACTCCTCAAAACTCTTCATGCTCCCTTGCGAGAGTTGTCCTTCTAAATACTTAATCTGCTTATCTATCTCTAGCTCTACAGCCTCGGCGTAATTCATTTACCCATCCTCGCTAAAGACTGATCGCGCTGAATATCCGCCGCCTTATCAATCATCTTGGCCGCTATATTCTGCTCAGCAATCCTGTTCATGCTTGCAATACGCTCTTGCTCCAACATGACTTTCTGGCTTTGCGCTTGCTGTTTCAACTGAATCTCTGCCTGATCCTTGGCCGCTTCTCTTTGCTCCTTCTGCTGCTTAAGCTGTAACTCTGCTTGCTGCATCTGAATTAATGGATCTTGTGCTTGCTGCTGAGCCTGTTGTTGCTGGGCCTCTGCCATATGCTGTTGTAGCAACTGCTGAGCCCCGCGGGCGGCAAGCCTTGAAATCTCAACCTCAAAGTCTTCAGGTAATGGTTGATCAGGCGGCGGTAATGGCACACCAAGTTGCTGCTCGATCTGCTTGCGGTACAAGAAAGCCATATGCTCATTAATATGAGCCATGGCCGCAGCCATCATCACACCACCTTGCGGATTCTGCTGAACCTGCTGGCGCAACATCGGATCTTGTATAGCTGCTGTATGGACAGCTAAATGAGCCTCATGATCTTGATAGATAAATGCCTTAACAGGCTGCATAGTCAGTATGGCCATGTTCTCCGAAATAGGATCGCGTGGCTGCTCTGCCTTGGCAGAAGGAATCAGCTTGTCAATGTTCTTGATACCCAAGACTTCCAACATGCGCTTATGTAACTCTGGCATGTCATAGATCTGAGGTGCTTGTGCTGCTAGCTGTAGGACCGCTTGGTACTGTGTAACTCGCTGAGCCAGTGTCGTTGCATTAGGATCTGAGACTGGAATGACATCCACCAAGTCATAGTCAGCCTGCTTGACCATCCGTCCGCCGGGTGCATCCACATCATAGTTGTATTCAGTAGGTGCGTAGTCCCTAATAATTGCTGCAAGTAACTTAAACTCCTGACGCATGGAGTAGTGAAGCCTTGCCTGCACCGCAGACATAACCTTGAGCGTTCTCTCCAATACCGCTAGTGTCGTACCAACAGGCGTATTCGCGGACAAGTCCGAAATCTGCATATCAGCCGTCGCTGCAAACCGGCGACCTTCCTGAACGATCGTCTGTAGCAACTGGTAAAGAACCTGACTCGGCTCTTTGTACGGCAGCGGCAGGATGTTGTCCCTAATAGAACCTGAAGGCACATCCACATCCCTAAATTCACCCGGTGCAATCGGTGTGTCATCACCTTTCACTCTCAGGCCGCGGGACTTTAATCCCCCGGGTAGGTTCGATAACGTACCCGCATCCACCAACTGACGGATTAATGACGTACCCGACTTGGCAAAAGCACCTACCAAGTGGATTAAGCCAAAGCCATAGAACCCAAAGCCCGGTATATAAGGGTAATGAACAAAGTGCATCCGCTTGAGCTTTAACGGATCCTCTTCATACCAATTCCTACGTATGGCTAGGATCTTGTTTGTGCTTTCATCAATCGTCACCACATAAGGCAATGCAATTTCCGTGGGGCCATTCTTGTCAGTATCTTCAAACCCAGGTAAATCTAGCTCAACGTGCATCTCAAGAATACGATACCTATCATCCATCGTGGCTGACATACCTTCTTCTTCAGCCTTACGCTTCTCCACCTCACTTAATACCGTAGATGGCTCACCCAAATCCACGTCACGGTAAAACCCTGCGTGTTGTAGCTTCCTTACTTCATTCTGCGTCTTACGCATGATGTGCGTAATACGTGGCGCCGACCTTAAATCACTAGCACCAAACGGAACCACAATATCCTCTGCCGGAATGAACATAGACACCGGCCGACCCAATGAAGGATCGTAGTAAACCTTCTTAAATGCCGAACCGGCTAGAGCCAATGACCAAAGCATCTTCTCGTGCTCAGGTCTGTACTCAGGCATTTCCTCTGTTAATCGGTAGTTCATGTCATCTTTGACACGCTCTGCCGCATCTTCCTTCTCTTTAGTCAGCGCTCCAACAATCTGAGTCTTAACCGGCCCCGAGGCAGGGAAAGTCTCCATGATGGATTCAGCTTGGAACCTAACTGCCGCCTCTGATAGTAGCGGATAAAACACACCACATGCCCCGGGCCATGGTTCTGTACGTTCCTCATACTTCAAACCAAGCAGCTTCAGTCCATCTGCATAGGTATCTACCCATTCCTTGCGGGATGACTTATCGGTTTCATAGTCTTGGATCAGATCACTAGCAATAGACGCCAGATCACGGTCATCCATGTAATCAGCAAGATTGGCATCAAAGTCTTCTGGACTCTCACGCTCAGCTTCAAAGACAATCTCCACACCATCTGCTGATATAGCTAGTGCATCTGGGTTATCAATCTCAATTTCCACTTCCGTGGGTTCTTCCATGGCGGCATCAAGACCTAATGGCGCAGGATAAAGTGCAGGTTCCATCTCGGCTCCTAGTAATAAGCAACCTTGCGCCGGTACATCGGCTCTCGGTCTTCATCATCTGATTGCAGGCTTAAAAAACCACCCGTCCTAAAGCGTAATAACGCTTGAGTCATGGAGTCTACAAGGTCATCATGCTCCCCAGAAGGGAAAGCCGCCACCTCTTCAATTAACTCATCAGCAAATTTACGCTCCGGCACCCATATCCGCCCCGACGCAAACAAATCCGATACGGCATTTAGCCTCACGATCTTGTCATTACCTTTGGTGGGACTGTACTCACTGACCGGTATACCCATCCTCCTGAGTTCAAAGACCAACGGGCTTCCTGCTGCCTTGGCTTCAACCAGAAATACATCCGGTTCCCACTCGCGGTAGGTTTCATAAGCCTTCTGCTTAAGCTCTGGGAATTCATATCGGTCCTTAAACGCATCCAACAAGATGATATTCGTTTCTCCTTCCTCTGTCGTCCACACACCCCAGGTCGTACAAGCCGAATAATCCGCCCGGTTGTGCTTGAGAAACGCCGTATCCCAACTCTGAATCACAAAATCACATGGCGGCGGCCTATCTGCCTCCCACCTTTTCCACCATTCACGCTTAACAATCGCACCTTCTTCTGCCGTAGGCTGCTGCTGGTACTG